TTGGCTTAATCCATTTACCACTCTCATCATGCACGAGTAGTAATAATTTCTCCCCATCATAACTGTTGTCATCTGTATTTTTCCAGTCAATAGTTGTATCAAGACCTGTTAATTCAGAGTCGTCAATATCATACATATTTTTCTTTGAAATTTTTGAAGCAGGTACACGATATGCAAGCTCTGTTTTTGGCTTATCCATACCATCCTGGACGGGTTTAAAAAAGAATGGATAATTACTAGAAATAGGAACTACCTTGTCAGTAAACATCTTCTTAGCATCCGAACCAGTCTTAGATAATATACCAACTCTTGCATCTTTTGCAAGTGTTGCAGTATTAACACTCTCTGAGGAAGACATAAAAGAAAAACCAGAACGTCTAATTTTAAGGTAAACCATTCCAAAACTTCTGTTATCAGCTTTACATGCCTCCCAGTATATAAAAAATATTCTGTTAGCTTCACGAAAATCAGGGTGACCAACATCTATTTTTGTCCACTGTAAGTACATGTAGTGAGTCCCAGTGATATACGTTGGTTTTCCATTATTATAAAACCAATGCCCGTTCTCTCTTCTGTCATACTCTGATTCTATGTAATCAACCCATTTAGATTTAAAATCTTTAGGAGCTGAATTCCATTGAAATATAGATTTTATTTGTTTTAATTGATTTGGGTATTCTGATGGCTCCCAGTATTGATCTTCTTTCTTTGATGATCTCTTATAAACATCAGAAGGCACATAAGGCAAGCCTATGTTTAAGTTATTTATATTTATAACCTGACCAACTGTTCCGTCTTTTGATATAACTACAACATCATATTTCTCATTGTAACCATACTCAAATGTCTTAGCCTTGTTCTTTACCTTCAATACATTTGAAGGTATAACATCAACAACTCTATATAGGTCTTTATTTAGCTCTTCTTTCTGCAAAACTATTCATGTTTTTAGCTGGTGTTTCGGAATCATCTATTAAAGCTTTCTCTGCCTCAATCCTAGATAGTATTTCAAAAGCATCGAATATAGCAAGTTTTTTAGTCGCCGCTGCATTTTTTAATTTGTCAGCCGCCAACTCATCGTCCTCTCCGTATTTTATTATATGCTCCTCTGCTACCCTTATCAGCTGTTCTACAGCCTTATGACCTGCCTCTATTATCTTTAACTTAGTTTCCTTTGAATTCATATGATCTTTTTTAAAAAACAAACCTGTATTAATCTTGCATCATCCCCCGTACCAAAGTTATGTATAGAATTTCTAGAATGCTTTACATGTGAAGGAAATATGATAAGAGAATTGTACTTTGCTTTACATATCAAAACCTCATTGTTATCTTTATCGTATATTGTTGTTCCGTATCCACTTGGATACGTTTTATTCAAATATAATACAGCGGTTAAATCACCCATCATCTCATCTGTGTGAATAAAGTTAGGCTCTTCCTGATTCAATGGAGATTTCCTAACAAAGTTCAATACAGGGTAGTAATCCTTGTACTTAGTTGAAAGAAAATCAGCTAGTTCATCTAAACCTCTCTGGCTAACATTTTTAAATAGATCGTCTCCAACTTGAATATCTTCAAAGCCGTTATCTATTATGTCAAAAACATAACCATCTATGTCTTTTATTACATTTTCATATATAGATACATTCATAACTTCATTGTTATACTGCTAGTAAATACCCTATATAGTTTCTCTCCTTCAATATCAAATTCGTACTCACTATCAGGTTTAAAAGATACTAAATCCCCTTCGTTTACACCTAAAGATAATAATTTATTATTTGTATACTTTATAACGCCAACAAGCGGTTGTTCAACTCCAGGTACGTGTAAGTAGAAATCTTCCTTAGGAACAGGCTTGACAAAGCAAAATTTATCCTCAGCCTTCCACTCATCATTATGTTTATACAAGAAATACTGGTAGTCATCAACAAGAAATAGATCATCCTTAAAGAAGCTCTTGCCGCTCTTTTGACGACCCTTCATGTCATTATAATATTTGAAAACATTGTGGTGTACTATAATAGTATCTCCAGGCTGTATTTCGCCATCATATCCTATAGGCGTCTCTACTACTTCGGCATATCTATTAGATACGGTATGATCCTCCTGAGATGTGCTGGTTATAAAGTCAATACCACCAATCTCTTTTACGTTGTCATACCTTCTACCATTGTACGGGCGTACAATAAAGTTAAAGGGTGATTTCATTTATTTAATTTACGAGCCGCAACCAATACAATCTATACTAGAATCTGTTGGCTTAACTCCATTTAATTTCATTTCAATGTTATGAATCTCATCGGCAATTTACATTTGCTCAATAAAATCATCAGTAGCTGACTTATTTGCTCTAAGAGTTTCTAGAGCTGTAATCATTTCATCTTTAGTCATGCTAAAAATTAATATTATATTCAATTGAAGCAGGCATGTTCTTGTTAAATTCTTTCCATAGAACAACCTCATCTTTTCTTTCTATCCAAATCCTGTAAGAATCTCTATTAGAGTCATACTGGATTAGGTGTATAATATATTCCTTATTTAAAACCTCTTGGCCGACTATATAATGCATTGCACTTGACTTATAGTCCGCACCAAGAGAAATCTTTCTTATTTCCATTAAGTTAATCTTATCTGCACTATATTTCCGTTTCTGTAAAGCTCACCTATGGCTACACCTCCAGCTGCGGCTGCAACGTCATCTACATAAGATGATGATGCGGCTAATGCGTTCATTAAAATTTTAGTTGAATCGCCACCTAAGGCTATTGTATCTTCGGATGTTACCGTTGCGTTTTTACCTATAGCTACAGAGCTTGCTCCAGACGATTTAGCGGCATCTCCTAAAGCTACAGCCTTATCAGCCTCTGCTACAGAAGTATGACCTATAGATACCGTTCCTTCTCCTAAAGAGTAAGCATCGTTACCTAAGGCTACACCACCTTGGTGATCTCCTCTAAAAGGTGTTGCTTCTTCAAATACTACTAATTCACCCTGAATTGGTCGTATACCTGGCGCAGCTACAGTTAAAGTTGCTGAGTTATTTCCGTTATCAGTAAATGTTAATATTTCAATTCTAGGGTCTGGAACATCAAGGTTCTCTCCATATCTCATGAATAGTCCAGCCTCAACTGTTCCTACAATTCCCTCTATATCAAACGTAGTTTGGTCGTTAGGGAATGTTGCCACTAGCTTAGCAGCCCCAAAGTTTCCAGCTGATGCATTGTGACCTAAAGCAACTGCTCCGTCACCACCAGTAGCACTAGTGTGTCCACCTGCAAATGAGCTCTGACCTAAGGCTAATGACTTATAATTAGTAGCCATAGCGTGTCTACCAGCTGCGTAAGTACCTTTACCTAGTGTTACAGAAAACTCTCCGTCGGTTACACTTTCGTATCCAAGAGCAAAAGAGTAATCCGCTTTAGATGTTGATCTAGTAAACGCAATTGACTCTAATCCTTGTGTATCGTTATTCAATCCTATACCAATACTATCTACACCTGTTCCGTGCTTAAGTAGTGAATTTGTTAATACAGTTCCACCTGCTCCCCATAGGGCACCAAAGTTTTCAGTCCCGGTCCCTGATACGTTGTTTGGTATTAATGCAGATAGATCTACCCACTGAACACCTGAACCAGTAGATGTGAATATTTGCCCTGAAGTACCTACGCTATTAGATATATCTTTTATACCATCTCTAAACTGACCAGTACCTTGAACATATAAGTTTTGCTCATAAGATGCAGGAGCTCCAATATTAATTGTGCCTCCACTAATTCCTGTTTCTAGAAACGTTAGTCCCCCAGCTACTTGAGAATTATAAACTCTAAAATAAGATGTTCCATTATAATCAGCTGCAAAACCTGCCACCCCGTCTACGTGAACTCTAAATCCAGAAGCTGATGTTGTCCCCACACCTAGGCTTCCGGTAACCGTGTCAAGGCGCATATATTCACTGCCACCTTTTTTCCATGCAAATTTTGTAGAAGGAGATGCTGGGAGTGGATCTACCAATTCAAATACACCTAAATTAGAGCTTGATACATTAGGCTCAAACGTAAGAGTAGTGTCTCCATACCCAACAGCCTGAATAGAAAGTTTTGCGTCATTACCTCTAAGTTTTGTTCTTAAGGGAGTAAATGATTCTATGAGAAAAGGTGAGGTATCAAGTGTTTGACCGTCTGGACTCCAAAGCGCAAAATGATTAAGATCCCCTGATCCACCTACGGCACCTGAGGATGATAAATCAAACTCAATAGTAGTTGCAACTCCTGAATCTTGATCAAATGTAACCCCTGTTCCAGCTTCAAATCTATAGCTAGTTGTGGTAGCATCAGATCCAACTAATTGTAAATCAGTATATGTAGCTGCCTGAGTATTATTTAATGAATATGTTGTATTAGCGGCTCCGCCTGTTGCAGCAATAACAAATTCATTATTACCGTTATCTGTTAATGATATGCTATTTCCAGCTACAATTTGAATATCTTGAGGTGTTGTACCGTCTGTTAAAGTTAAAATAATACCAGGACCATCTTGTTCAGATGAAAAAGTATATGTAGTATCATCAGTTTGATCCTGAAATAGAAGCTCGCTGAATTCGTTTGCCACTAATATTTGGCCATCTGTACCTAGGGTTTGATTGCTGTCTTGTACAACACTGTTAATTATTAGTGTTGAATTTATTGTTGTTGTGTCTTCTGGAGCGTCACCTAGTATTATATTTCCATTTGCTGTTAGTGTCCCTGTAGCTCCTGCGTTTATGTTTGTTGCTGTTACGACATCTGCTCCCAATCCACCAGTACTTATAAAACCAACGCCTAGTGTTGTTTGCCATGCCCCTGCTGAAACCCCTACTTGTAGTTCTGTCCCGTTTGGTTTTGTGAACATAATAGAATCACCTATAGCTGTACCATCTGGTGTAAACTTAGGTATATATTCTACCGTACCAGATCCTGTAATATTGTCTGGTACAAGAGTTGAGAAGTCTTGCCAAGATGTCTGAGTTCCCGTTGACGTTAACAACTGATTAGCTGTTCCCGGACTGTCTGATGCATCTAGTAAGCCTTCACCTACGGATATATCATCTTCAAATGTTGCTACAAGAGTCACATCTAGATTACCTGAAATACCTACGTTACCAGTTATCGAAGCACCTCCTGTAACAGTAATCTTAGTACCTCCTCCAGTAACAGCAACTATAGAATCACCGACAGCTGTTCCGTCAGGTGTGAACATTGCTATTGTGTTTAATGTCCCCGATCCAGTAATGTTATTTGGTACAAGCGTTGAGAAGTCTTGCCAAGATGTCTGAGTTCCCGTTGACGTTAATAACTGATTAGATGTACCGTAACTGTCAGATGCATCCTTTAAACCTTCTCCTAAGAAAACATCTCCTAAAAACGTCGATGTAAGGTTTACATCTAGATTACCACTAATACCTGCATTACCAGTAACACCTGCATTACCAGTAACACCTAAACCACCACCAACTGTAATAGTTGAAGCGGCTTGATTTTGAACAATTATAGAATCACCTAAAGTACCCCCATCTGGAGTCCAGATAGGGATTGTATTTAGTGTTCCAGACCCATCAACAGGGTCTAATTGATTTTCTATGTAAGTTACTAACGAACCAATTGAATAATTTTTAGTCCTACCAAAATTTGGACCTGGTAAGCCGTCAGTACCAATTACTTTATCGTCATCGTTAATCTTCGAGTCTAGCTCGTAATTCTTGATCTTTGTCATCTATTTCACCTGTTGAGATGTTAATGCTTGCATCTCCATAAGCCTCATTTAATTCAAGCTTAAACTCATTTAGCTTAGCTTCTGCGTCACTGAATGAATGTAAGAGTAAATGTTTCTGAGTCTCTAAAAGACCTAAGTCAGTAACAATTTTGTTTAATCCTTGTACAAGACCCTGAAGCTTCTCCAGTTCTTGCTCTGTAATTTTTTTTGACATTTAATTTGAATTTATTATTTTATGCAAATATACAAATTAATTTTCAATTGTCAACGTGATAGATGGAGGATTTATTTTAGCTTGTATTTGATGCGTAATAGATTCCTCTATAGAAGAAACTTGATCCTCACCAATAGCCAACTTAGTCCAGTCTACAACCTCTTCATTTGTCAAATCCTCGAAAGGAATGAAATTAGTAATATCACTGATGTCTAATACTTGAGTACCAATATTTCTAGCTGAATAAACTTCGCCTTCTTTTTCTGTAACGCCAGTTACTATCCAGTGCACATTATACACTACGTCTGAGTTATCTCCATTTGCAGGATAAACGTCTACTGTTTTGCAATTCCAATCGTAAGTAATCATAATTTTTTAATGCAAAGATACAAATTATTTTGATGGATTAAATCTAAAGTTTAAATCAGTCTTTACTTATTTATTAGGCTATTGCCATTAATTGTATTCCTACATTTATATATCTCCAAAAACCATTTGCTTGAAATTGCAATTGAACTCTGTCGTTAGCGTTAAACTCGACATCTTCTCCG